GATATATCTGCCTCGTTCCTGCTGCATCAAGCCCCCACAATCGGTAGTCGGCAGGCGCACCTCCCTGCGGGGTTAATTGATACGCTTGTATAGCTTTATCCCTGTATTCCTCTACCGTTTCGGCATTAATCGGGTCTGTTGTAACAGCCGACACCGCAACCTGAGAATTAACATTAACTATCGGGGCTGTGCTTGTCAGGTTATCGCCAACTTCTAACACAGATTCACGACCTGCCGTTAATGCTCTGAGTGATATTACGTCTGATGTGCCTGTAAGCGTATATGATGTGTCAAGTATAAACAGATAGCCGGGACTTGTGCTGTCATCATCGCTCTTAAACTGTGTCAATGCGGGAATAACTGCCCCTGTCGTTCCGACAACCGTACACAGATATACGCCCTCCGTTGCAGGATTCGGGTATCGTTGCAGTTTAGTGAACCCGAACCGCTCCAATGTGCCACCAACGGCAACGGGGTCTGCCGTATCCACCCAAATGTTCTTTTGCAGATTAGCCAAACCTAAGTAAAACAGTTTCAGCTTTGCCGCCTCTACTGCCGATAACGCCCTTAAAAACGACTTACCCTCATCGGGTATCACTACCCCAAATTCGGTTTCTATATCGGTAACTATGCTATCGTATAGTTCCGCTACGGTAGGTATAGTGGTCATGGAATTGAAAAGTATGTTTTGAGATAATTAATTATTGATGTTTTTTCTGAATTTGTATGACTTACTGAATACATCAGAATAGCCCCTATATTATACACGCCACCACCGACTTGCAACGGTGCAAAGATAAATGAATTGGTGTTGTTGTAAGATGCCGCAAGTGAGAATGTGCTTGCATCATTGTTCTGCGACATCTTCAATTCATCCAATGCTGTTTTTGCAAAGTCCATATCAAACATATACACAAACGGTGTGTCCTCTGTCGTTTGTAACACACCTGCGTTTAAACCTACATCACCCTTCATGAGCAATGTTATTTCTGATGTCATTGCGGGATATTGTGTGTAGCTTTCAAACTCACCAACGACTATTGATGACGGAACACTTGCATAAGATATAAGCAGTCCTGTAGCTGTCGGGGCTGGATTGTTTGCTACAATATACACGGTACAGCCTTGACTGCCCGAAAGACCTGCCATAAGAGAACCTGTTTCAAGGTATTCAGTAGCATCAAATGATATTGCGGGCTTAGTCCCAAAGAAGTTGTCAGTTACCAATGGCTTCAACCCTGTGGCATATAAGTGGTTGCTGTTCCCGCTAAGGTCGTTCCACTTGTCAACATCTGTTCCTGTTGTTTCTACTCCGTAATCACTCCACACAGACAGTATCAAGCTTGCTGTAAGCGGTGGTGTAGGAACGGTCATAACCGTTTCGGTAAGATACCCTGAAAACGAACCAACGCATTTAGTGCGAAGGTAAAAGTAGTATGTTGTGCCTGCCGACAATCCGCTAATCATGATGCCGCCACCTGACACATCACTCCACGTAGTCGGTGCTGCGCCTGTGCTATTGTATGCGTACTGATACGTAACACCTGATATTGCAGTCCACGATGCTGTAATTGTGCCTGCCGTTGATGACAACGACACTCCCGTTGGCGCAGGGCATATAGGAACGATATGTGCTGTGTCTGTAAGTGTTGCGGTCTGCGGATTCCACAACAGGTTAATCTCTTGCCCATTGAAGGTAATAAGCATCTCCAATCGGTTGTCATCGGTTATCTTAGTCTGTACAGTAAGCGTACTGCCTTGTACGATGTCTAACAGGAATTGAAGGTCACGCTTAACGGCATTCTCTATTTCTATTCTACCTTGACTATTCAGCGCAACGGATAACAATACCTGTTCTGTTTCGGCAAGATACGCCCTGAACTTTTCAGCCAACAATAAGTCGTTACCCCAAAAATCACCACCTGCAAACATAGCAAGGTATGGCATGTTCTCAACACCATACACTAACGCTAAGTCGTTATTATTCAGCGTTAAATCGCCTCCGTTGTTCTGCTCTGTCAGTTTTACGTCCATTAGAATGTGCTGCTGAGTGATGGAATTAAATTAGCCGAATTGCTGCCAATAATGTTGCCTCTTTGGTCTTTCAGTATAACCTCGATTGGGGCTGCCTTGAGGTTAATGTTTGAATTACCCCTGTAAGACGTATCTACTGCGTTTACGTCTTCTTGATTTAGGAAGAAGTCTGATTTTTGTGGCGCATTATAGCCGGGGGCATATCGTTCAAATTCAGCCTGCCTTGACATTATCGGATGAAACACCTTAGCTTTAATCGCAGATGCAAATCCCGTAAAGCCGCCAAGCTGCTCATAATACTTTTGATAGGCAATGAAGTTCTGTAATTCATTATACTCATCCATTGCCTTATTAAACCTTTCCTGTGCTATTCTAGCATTGTCTATCGGCTTTGCAATCTTTTTTAATCCGCCCTCAAGTTCGTCAACTGCTTTGTTGTAATTCTTTGTACTGTCATACCCTTCGCCAAATGCCGCTACAAGTAATCCGAATACAGTTAATACGCCCCCTGTCGCAACAGTTAATGATAACAATGACCCCTCTAAGAAAAAAGCAGCAAACGCCATCCCGTTCATCCCCGCAATCGTGGCGAAGCAAGATGTTGCATATTGTCCGTTAATAACGGTAGCCACTCCAAGTAAGAAATTGTTAGCGGCCATCCATACTGTCTGCGCTTTCAATACAACATTTACAGCAAGTATATAACCTTTCCATGCCGCAAAGAATCCTAAAACAGGCACAGCAAGCCCCACTATCACATCCATATACTTCGTAACAAAACTAAGCACGCCGCCTATCATTCCAAGTCCTGCATTTACGGATTCAGATGTGGTAATTAATGTGACCCACCTGTTTTTTAGTTCTTCTATTCTGGTCGATAGCGTATTACTATTTATCTCTGCCGCCTTAAACGCTTCATTTGTCCCTGTAACTTGTTTAGTAAATGACTTGTATGTATCAATATTAGACAATAATATCCTTCCCGCTGTTATTTGCTCAAGTCCAAATACCTTAGTCAAATACGCATCCTTCTCGGCTGCTGTGCCTAATTGGTCATACTGTGACTTTAACGACCCCAACGCCTCATCAAGACTAAACCTGCCACTATTATAACCCACCCCTGCCTGCTGTATCTTAATCAATGCACTACGCAAACGATGTCCCGAATCCGCCCCCATCTGACCAAATTTAGCCATTGTTTGTATCAATGCAACCGATTGTTCTAAGGTAACATTTGCCCCCGCAGCAGTTGCACCAAAGTTATTCAACGCTTCTGCTGTCTGTGTTATATTAGCCGCACCTACTGCCTGACCTGCTGCAAGTGCATTAATTGTTCTGTTTGCTTGGTCAACACCAAAACTAAACTGGTTCATTATGCCTACCATGCTTTCGGCTGCTGGGGCTAACTCCATTCTTGATGCCTTTGCAAGTGTAATTGTAGCACTTGACACCTTTCCCAATCCCTCGGCTGTCTTAGCAAACTCAGCATTCAAACCCGCAATAGTTTCAAATGATTTGGCTACGTCAATTGTGCTTTTACGGGTAGATGTCGCAACCTCACCTATCTGCTTTTTAAACCTTTCAAATTCGGTATCGTTTAAATCGCTGACAATCGTCCTGAAAGACTGTACGGCATCTTCGTAATCAACTAATGACTTTGCAGAGAACGCAATGCCGCCAATAGCCGCTCCTGCCGTAACTGCCCCTTGAGCCAAACTCAACATCTGTTTAGTCTGTGCGCTGAATGATGGGCTTAATTGATTAAACGACCTTTGAACCCTTGCAGCATGTATTGCAAGACTATTCATAGACGCTCCTATTCGGGCTTGTACTCCCGTCATTTGGTCTATCGCCTTATATATGGTAGGTATTACGAACGCCATTACTTATTATGTTTTCTCTTTTCTTTTATGTGTTCATACCAATAATACAAACCGAGGTAATCCCAATTATCCAAAAAAAGCCCGCTAATATCAGCAGGCTTCCATTGGTATTCTTCTACAATGTGCTTAATAGCAACGTCCGTATTTATCTGCTCACCTCGCTCATTCAATTCTAAAAAAAACCCGCAATAGCTGATGCAACTTTCATGTCCTCGCTATCCATCTTCATTATGATACTCAAGCCTTTACCTGTAATACCTGCGATATATGATGCCGCAAGTTCAATCGGTTTGGTGCTGCTTCCCGCCTTTGCAAGTTCCCCTACTGTCACCCTCGGCTTATACACCAACTCGTTAGCAAGCCCGTCAATAGGCACTTCAAGTTTATGCGTTATTTCAAAAGTGCT